GCCATCATTTAAAGAGACAGGGTCTCCTCCATTGCTTTCGCAACCCTATAAAAGTATAGGTAGTAACAAGAAGCTAACTACATTGCTGTAGTTCCATGCTAAAGCATGGTGCTTAGTGTGTAGATTGACACTTTTTTGTAACCGTCTGTACCGGGCAATGATAAACACTTAACGTGCGAACCATCGACTTGGGATACCCTCTCGGGTATTTGCTCGGAAGCAATACGTATCTGAAACTTACGAAGTCGCCCTAAAAATCCGGGAACGGATTCAAGAGAGCGACCTTCTAGAGCCTCAGGTAATACTCTCTCTCCACTATCCCTAGTGTAGATTGAGTACAACGGCAGGATACGATCTCCAGGCCTCAGGGCGCGCTTATCTAGGCGCCCCTTGTGCTTGAATGTATCAAAAAGTACTCCTCCATAGCCATGTGTTTCGAAACGCTTGTGGCGTCTCGGGATCCAGTCACCAAGAAGGTGCCCATCACCAAAACCATCGGGGCCATAAATTAGAAGACAGGGGTTAATGCAATCTTTCACAAGATTAGCACGGTCCATATCTCCATGCCTTACATAAAAGTTATGAAGGCGGAAGAGCTCCTCCGGACTTATCAATTCTTTTTGATAGTACGGACGAATATCAAAACCCCTAATATAGTCGGCTCCACATGATTCCCGAAAGGAACCAGTCCAGTAACTCTTCTCTTTATTCAGCTGAAAGCCGAATATCTGTAAGACGCGAATTACGTCGTTAACAGACGGCGTACGTACAATGATATCGTCACCGTAAACGGAGGCGAAACCATCGATAGACGCAGAAGAGGAGAGGGCCCAAAAAATCAGGCTTTCTAAGGGAAATGTAAAACCATTTCCCATGCTGGAGAACTTTTCCAATTGGATAGTTTTGCCTTTATACTCGACCTTTGAAGATCGACAGGCATTGAGGGCGAGAGCCCAATCAATTGGTAAAAGGGAAAATACAACTTCGGTTGAAATTGTATCGGAAGCAGACTTAAGGTCAAGAGTGGCATAAGAGCCATTCAAGGATCCCTCAAACGCGTAACCTTGGTTGCGTGTTTGGTCTGTGAGATCAACACCAAACGCTAGCAATTTCTGACTCATGAATCGCCAAGAGCAAGTTGAACCATAAGGTTAAGACTTCCTCCAACGGTGATACACCTGTCAGTTTTAGCGTTCTTAGGGACGAAGTTGAGTCGGTCGTTTGTTAAGACGAGTTCGACTAAGCAGCACTCTTCTCGATCGCCCAGCCGCGAGTATGAACCCGTGGTTGAGTGTAGATCCGACCAGTGCGGCATCTCCTCCAATATGCGTGAAGCATAAGGGGCGAGATCTTCGCTACAGGATATTCCAACGCCGAATTTCTCCGACACGTTGGAATGACTCTTTTTAGTAAGGGTCGTAGCGCCGGGTCCGTGACGGAAGTTTAAGTCAGAAAACGTCGGGACATCTCCTAAGACACGAGCGATTTTTGATTGAGCACGGCGTATTACCGACTCAACCCAAGGTTCGAAATGAAAAGAACCTTGCGCACGTAACTTGAAGAGCTCATTCGTTAACCGACAAGCTTCCTCGGACTCTCTAAATGTCAACTCAGCGTTGGCACGGCGATCTTTTCCAAGATCTATGAACCGGGACTTGCTAAAGAAGGCGATAGCCTGTCTAACATGTCCAAGTTGTGCTGCCGTTCCAGCTTCATAATCGACACTAAAGTCACACACAGAAAGAAAATCCCCACTACTAATATAATTAGCAATGAGTTTCCCCTGATCGCCCCCTTCGAGGGCGTGCGACAGCGCGAGCTTTGAGATAAATTCGATGCTTTCATCCCGTGTACTCTCTTGGGTCCAATAGGCAATATGCCTCATATATCCTCCTTAACTGGAAAGTATGGACAAGTCCGAATATCCGGACGGATTGAAGAGAACCGACAATTAAGTCGGAGTGATTAGGGTGTCAAACAACTCAGGAACTGGACCGCTTGTGGCGGCAGCAACTGTAGTTGTAACGTTGTTCATGATGTTCACAGCAAGCTGACGAACACCACGACGGCCAGCAATGACCGAACGTGGATGATAATACCCAACCACCTCAACTGTGTCCACATAAGCGACTTTTGGAGCCGCAGTGTAGCCAGCTGAGTTTACACCGGAAATCGATTCCATCACTGGAAGCTCAACCCGGACAGACGTCCTGTTCACACCAGAACCAAGCTTCGATAGCTTGATAGTAACTTTTCCTTGCGCCTCTTCAGGGACTCCAGCCGTAGCTTCCTTATAGGAAGCTATGACATCAGAGCCGAGACGGGCAACAGAAGCCGCTACGAACGTGTGAGAAACAGGAGTCGCTTGGCCATCAAAGGCCACTAGGTTTGCAATTGCAGACATAGTAATTGACGATTTCAGAATAAAGCTTGGACGTCGTTCCAAACAGTAGGTTTTACCCTAGGTTGAATCTGAGACGGGTTTCGCCGCTCAGCACGGACTACAGTATCCTTCCATGCATCATTTGCTTTCTTTTGCAGTGTAGTTATCTTCCGGTCAAGAGCCTTATCAGGGCCTTTTCCTTTGAATACTTGCACTGTTAGAGCGAGCGCATTAAGCATATGGCGCCAAGAAAGCGCCTGACTTACCGGCTTTACAGTCGGGAAGGGAACGGATAAAGTAGTAGAAATGCTCCGTGTGAGAATAGTCTCACGCCAGGAGGCTGTGTTCGCAAGTACCGAGTTCTTACGAGTGCCGCTTAATATCTGATTTGTGATATTAAAACAGTACTTTACAGATTTATCGGTAGTTACGAAAGTACCAGACAAACGTCTGGAAAATGCCCTCGCCTCAAGATAGTCACCGACAGGTATAAACCAATCAGCAACAAAGGAGAAAGGTAGAAGTTCCCAAGCTACTAACTCAGGGTCAAGGAGACCCGAAGTCGAGAGAGTACTCTCAGGCTCAGTGATATGCGCGATAATCTGTCGAGAGACAGTACAATGCGCATCTGCCCAATTCCAAAGGCCCAGACTTGGTACATACGTTTTACGTAGAGCCAAGCGCGCGCGATAGGTTTTGGTTTTAGGATAATGAAGAATATGCGCCAATTGCTCGGCGCCTGACTTTATATCCCCTAGTAACGGCAACCAGCCGTACTGTAGTTCCAGCCAGGAGTTCGCTCCTGTCTGTTTTGACCGCCCAAAGAAATTTTCTCCTCGGGCATCCGTAAGGTGACGAGCAGCATCGGCAAAACGCCCCTTTCGGGCCATCATGCCAGCTGCGGCTACCTTGATCGCGGTACTAGTGATCATCTTGATCGTCTCATGGCCTTCGCCAAGAAAGACTGCAAGATTAAAATCCGAACCGCGTATCTGTGCTTTGAGCTTATTCACAAGTGTTAATTGTTCATTCGCTCCGAACACCGGAGGTGCATTAGCACCAGTCCAGGTAGGCCAACCGCTAACGCGGAGTACCGTCATATCTCCCCATACATTGTATGAAGGAGCATTCGGTTCGAACCATCTGGTCCAAACGTCATTTTTCGACGAGTACGTGACTGTATAAGCATGGGGAACGTTACGAGCATCTTGCTCCACGCGAGTGGGGATGGGACGTTCGTAGAAATGTCTCTTAACGAGAATTGTTTTCTGCTTCCCACGCTTTGTAGTAACTTTAACAGGGATGACGTACTCCCTCCTCAAACCTTGCGGCTTGGGGCGAACGGGAGTAGCCTTAGCTCTGTCAGCGCCATTCCAGACTCTGCTAACGGTGCACGATGCCGTGGCCGTACCTTGAAATTCGGTACGCGAAGGGCTAGTGTAACCGTAGTAGCACGGTCTTGTGTCGCTTGAGAGCGTCTTGCTAAAGCTACCAGAAGTCATGTTTATTGACCAAAGAACACGCATTGCGTGCAAGTAGATTATTACTAATCTAAAAATCCTCTAGTTTGGGTGGGCTAAGGCCCGCCTTCGCGTTGAGGAATCGCTTGAGGCGGTGCGACCTGTGCAGGCGGCATAGCATCAGCTAAGACATTGCCCATTTCATCCGTAAGCAGCCAATCTGCGATCTTATCGATCCACAGAATGCCTACTGCAGGGTGAGTCGGGTCTCTCAACTGAGCAAGCAGCCTAATGGCACGAAGCCACTTCAAGAGCGTTAACATAATTACCTTTAGGTAGTTAGAAAATTGGCCCTCGAAAGAGAACCGCCATAGAAACTCACACCACCAGCTTTTGTATAAAAACTCTCTAAGAGAGCGTTTATAAAAAGTTGGGGGCG